AACTCCACTTCTCGTTCAAGAAGTGAAGAGCGCAATTTACCAACGCCACCGGATACCGTTTCTACCCTTGCGGGAATGCTTGATGGAGTTAGTTCTAATCTCAATATGTCCAGATCGCTGCTCAGATATAGAGCGAAGTCGATTCTCGGACGGAGACAGAATGATACCACCTCAGATTCTCATAGGAATAGTAGTAAATTATCCGGGCCAATGATAGGAGGCTCCCTTCCATCTGGTTGTTCACCAGATGATAGAAAAAAGCTTGTTCTATCTCTCAATGTCATTATCGACTATGCTAAACTTTACGGCTTTCGCTCGGATTCGTTCGATGCAGAGTCGACCCTTGCTCACTGGCAGATATGCTCAGCGGAGTGCGGGTGGATTAAATTCTTAAAGTATAAGCTGGCCGCTTTCATGGCACACCACCTAGGCGGTGTTCTACCTGTCGCACCTTTTACGACAGTAGATTATCCCAATCAACTTGCAGGTCATTCGCTCGGACGTTACATGATGCTCATAATGAGATCAGATCGCGCCCGTTCGTTTGCAGTGGGTATCCTTTATTCAAAAAAAGGAATGCCCCGTCCCGATGTTGATGCCCTTGAACAGGCGTTGGTGTCTACCAAGGAAGTCTTGACAACAGTTAAGTCCGTGCCCTCTTCCCCATATACTGATAAGACGCAAATCTTAGCAGAAGTAAGGAGGACGGTACGGGAGGTCTTTTCACGGAAGTTATCCCTTCTGACCTCCATCATCCGTATGCACCATCAGTGAAGGCAAATTATACCGCTTCGAGATCGAAGTTCGGTACGTTTGGAACACTGATGGAGGAGAGCATGCTGATGAACCGTGTACACCCCAGTGCAGCCGCTAAGCTGTACCGGGATGCTGTTGTTATAGATACTGATTTAGATGAGATAAGTGATGAAACAGTGACGCGTGTAAAGGTTGATCCTGACTTTCGGGCCAGGGTCGAACTCGTGTATCGAGAGGTATACGAGAGCGCGCGTCATCGTGCGATGGAGGAAGAGGCCGACGTCAAGTTGGTCGCCTTACCAGAGGCACTTAAGGTGAGGGTTATATCCAAAGGCCCCCCCCTTACTTACTTTACTCTAAAGCCAG